CCCTTAACTATCCTAGAGTACTTATCAAACTCACAAAGCCCTCCCTCTATTTCACGCATTTCATAAGGTCGATTGATTAATATCCATTTGTCTAGTCTTTGTATAACCGTTTTATACAAAACATTCATTTCTTTATTCCAATCGTGGCTACGTTTACAAAAACCTAACTCACGACCAGTTAGTCGGTTGAGTCCTCGCATTGCTCCTGGACCAGCATTAGCCCATGTCACTATATCATTAGCATTTTTTAGCAAGTACGTGTGTCTTAAATCAGTCACTACTTCATAAGCCATGAACGGCCCCATGTAAGGGTAATCTCTAAGAAGTTTCCATGTCTCCTCTAGGTTCATGTTTTCGCTAACGATCTTATTAACAAGTATTTCTCTATCGTTCCACATGTGTGAGATACACTCAGCCACACCCGAAACCTTATCCATACCGTTGGGTGTTTTAATAATATAAGCACCTGTAACCCATTTAGGCTGTTTGGTAATCTCTTCGATAGCCTTTTTTCTATCCCAGTTTTGGATTAAATCATTCTTTATTAGAGTTCTACCTGTCTCAATAAAATTAAACCATCGAAAGATAACCGTAGCCATAAGTACACTTGGGTCATCCTTCAACGGTTCTCTAATATGTTCTCTAAACCACCTAGTAGTTCTGTCGTCTTCTCGAAATACCTGACAAAACTTGAACTGTCGTAAAATAGGATTACCTGTCCAGGGAGGAGGCTCTTTCTGTACTTCCTTTCTAATACGGATTCGCTCTCTTTCCTCTTGCCAATAGCAATAATTCTCTATCTCATCTTCAAGAAACTTTACCATTACTTTTTCCACAACACCCAAGAACAGTTATTGGAGTACTCAGGAAAAGGAGCAGCAGCAACTACACGTAGAAATTGCCTACCGTATCGGGATTCCAGTAGTTCTAATTGCTCAGGCGACCAAGGATGTTTTTGACATTTCGCCTCTCTCATTGCTTTTCTTAGCTTAGGTAACTGTATAAAAGTCCCTGTAACGCTTTGAATAATGAAGTTTCTTTGTAGTTCCTCTTTAAGTTCTTCAAACCCCCACTCATAGACATGGTCTTCAGGTAGTTTATCATTAGAGCCGTCGTGGTTAGGACAAGAGACAAACGCTAATGCATGGGGTTTCATTACTCTAGCTGCTTCATCTAGCCAAGGCCCAACAAACTCTCTACCCATATGTTCAATAACTTCAGTAGTCCAGAACAGGTCTATTGATTCACTAGGGATGTCCAAAATAGGGTTAACGGTTACATCTTGTATTCTGATCTCACCATTAAAATTCTTAAACCAAGTTGAGTCTTTTAACAATCCTCCTGAATTAGACCAGAAAGGGTTTTCCATTTCGCAAGCAGGGTCTATGTCGTAACCTGTATAAGAAGCAATGACATCGGATTTCTTTATAACGTAGGCTTTGTATAGATTCCTCAGAACCCAACACTCACCACATCCCACTTCAAGGGTGTTTAATGGTCTGCCGAGTCGTTTAGCTTCTTCGATACATAAAGTAGCTATCTTATCGTAACGGCTCATATGAGCTAGTTCATCAGGTCTCCAATTAGCTAGTACTCCAGCACTGGCTATGTTCATTCTCGTATTTTTACTGTCATTTTCATTAACAGTAAGTTTCTTTCTGATTGATGACATTATTGATTTGCCTCCCACCAACTTGGTTTATTCCTTCCCTTTTCCCACTTAGCGTAATGTTTTTCATTGATAACGTAGTTACGATAGGCAAGAACAGAGTCCTCATTCTTATACTCATCGGGCATGGCCTGAGCTACATCGGTCATAAGCCCTCTAGTAATTCGTTTAGGCATTAAGTACAGGGCATCCGCTAGATCTTTAACAGTGCGATGAGTTCGTTTATAGCGGTAGGTGTATTCCTTACCTAGAGCTAGAAAATGCTTATAAAGCCACCAGTAGTTACCACTACACTCTCTAACCCAGACACTACACGGATGGTTTATGTGACAAACTTGGTATAAAACGTCTTCACGTTTATCAGGTAAAGTCCACGCTTTAACCATGGTTTTACCTGACTTAGAAGGTTTACGGATTTCCCAACCGTCAAGAATCCGATGAGCTGTTGAAAGCATCTGTGCAGACTCAAGTATCATTTTAACCAACATCTTATCAGGCTGTGCCTTCGCAGAAACTGTAGGGTCTTCGCTGAGATAGAATATGTTCACTTTTTTCTCCTTTCTTTTAACACATACGCTAGTACCTTTATACTTTACTTTTATATGCAAAGTAAAGGACTTTCATAGTTGATAGCAGCGCGGCGATTTAGGCTCAATTAAGTACAAGTTTTCTTTAGTTCTGGTTATTCCAACATAAAAAACTCTGTTTTCATCATCGGGGTTTTGCTGATAGTTTTTATAGACTCGAGTTGTTATGTCTGTTAACAAGACAACGTTAGTGGCTTCACCGCCCTTAGCAGCGTGTATGGTTGATAAACGTATCCTTGGCTGCTTAGTTATCTTCTCTCCTCTACGTAACATTGCTCTTATGTAACTAACCTCACTGGGACTTAATAAAGTAAAAACGTCATACCAATGTCCGTCTGGTAGGTCAGGAAAATGGCTTTTAAGATCTTGGTACTGTAGTGTTAGTGCAGAGTCCAGTAAATCTAGCTTTTTAGGTTTCTCTACTTTTATGTATTTCAGTATGTTAGCGCACTCACCTAAAGTAATGCTCTCTCCCTTCGATAAATGTTCCCAAAAAACAACAGCTCTGACTTTTGCCTCTGAAATGCTTGGCCTACCTTTTACTTCAAAAAACCACCCCTCGTTTCTACAGTACTCATCAACCGCCTCCAGTAAGTAGTTCGTTCTAGCTAAGACTAGCCAATCTCCTTTCTCCATATTAACTAGCTCTATGGTTGGTTCCCAACGCACCACTCCTTCCTCTTTTCTAGGTGTCCACTCCTTATAGATCCTGGATCGAACTTGTCCTATACATTGGGTGGCTAATTCGTGAACTGCTGCAGGGACTCGATAAGATTGTTTAAGCACCATAGCGTTTTTAGAGTTATCTATCAGGTAGTCGACATCAGCTCCTGCCCATTTATAAATAGCTTGGTCGTCATCTCCTGCTACATAGATCTTTGTAGACCTTTCGGCAAGTTTACGAACTACCGACCATTGCAAAGGGGACAAGTCCTGAGCTTCATCTACAAACATAACATCTAGTGAAGGAATATCGCCTTCATGCAAAAACTTATAGAGCATGTCGGTATAGTCCACGAGCAGTCTGTCTTTTTTAAATAGCTTCAGACCTCTGGCGAATCGCTCTAATTCAAACCAACCAACAGCATCTTCAACCTCGTGCCACTGCTGCTCTAACGGTATGTTACGCATCCTAGCAAGATTCTCTATAAAAGCTAATCGATCATCGTGCGTCATGCCAAATAGATGCCCATCATCTGATGTAGTTCTACCGCTTAGTCTTATGTTTAGTTTTTCGTTTAGGTCTTTTATATCTGTATGACTTACCACACTTTCTCTAGTTAATCCTAGTTGTCGAAACGCTAATGAATGTAATGTTCTAAAGAAAGGTAAGCTTCTATCACTTATATTGAATTTACTTATGGCTCTTTGTTTTCCTTCTTTTACTGCTTTTTTGGTAAACGTAAAGAACCCTATATTCTCAGGCTCTGTTCCACTTTCTAGTTCATCCTCTATAAGACTAAGTAATGTGCTTGTTTTTCCTGTCCCAGGAGGTCCAAGAATAACTTGTGTATGGCTCGGTAAGGTCACAAACCACTTCTAAAAGTTAAGCTAATTCGACTTTCACAACCAATTAAAGCAGGAATAGAATGGGTTGCTGTCATCTGAGAATGGCCATCGAACATATAAACATCTCCTTCTTCTAACAAGAATCGAGTTGTTTCTGGTATGTATCGTTCACTAAGTTGTTCTTGATCAACCCATAGTTCACTTGTATTAGTCTCGGGCTTTATAGGAACATTATATTCATTCCACTCAAAAACTCTAGTTCCACCGAATGAGATACCTAGAACAACATCATCCAGCGTAGGGACTGTGTCAGAATGATGAGGGACAAAAGCTTCTCCTGTTTCATAAAGACCACATAAACAGAAAGTAAATTCAATAGGTCTATCCATCATTGTAGAAGCCCATTCTTCAGCTTTATTCTTAATTTGCTCCATAGACGGTGTCCAAGGGTCAGGAGTGTAGAGCTTTCCTGCGTAGTTAAATTCTGACACTCCATAGCCTTTTGTTGGCCTACCGTAAACAGTTTTCCCCTTGAAGACTCTAACCTTTGGTCGATCCCAAGTGGTGATATTAGGATCATCATCCTCGAATACTTCCTTAGCAAAACAAGTCATAAGAGGTTATCCTTAAATTCGGGTAAGTCATGCGGCTCTTCCTGTGCTTTAAATTCTTCTATAAACCAAACGTTTACACCTTTGCCTTTTATGTTAAAAAAGTAAGGCTCCCCTTGAAGTTGTTTTAATTTAGAAGTTAGTTTGTTTCTTTGGTATTCCTTGAAGTTGTTTCTATGTAAGTACTCCATTAGATCCATTAACCTAAAATAAGTTCTACCTTTATGTGTCCAAGGTTTGTGTAGTAATAGCTCGTCTCTTTCTCTAGCAGGACGCTCGGTACAGAAAGATTCTAATAGCTCCATAAAATGTCCTTCTGTGGAGCTCTCTTTAGGCACTTCAACTACGGTTAATGCATCAAGTAACTGTTGTATTATCTGTCGCCAAACGTTTTCTTTTACCTTGGGAGGTATTTTGTTTAAGGCATCCATACACTTACGTTGGAATCTGTTTTGATTTAATAGGTCATCTGTTTCGAGCTCTAACCGACCACCCTCTACATCCAGGAACCAGATAGGGGGGTCACTGTCTTGTTTCGTGAGGTTACTGAATAAGGGAGTGCCGCCGTTAGCTCCAATCCCGAACTTACGAGTTCTACATAAGGGACTGTTGCAGTGACTAGCTATAGGCTGATCATTACATCTAAAAAAGTAATCCTTTCTCTGTAACTGTTTACCTACTGTTAGAACTTCTTGAGCTCCCAACGGGGGCTGCATAAACTTTATGTTGACATCCTCTAGTCTTTTCTCCCAATCATCCGGGTATTTCTTTCTTAAGAAGACGCCCACATTAAACAGTCCAGAGTTTCTTGAACCTTTAGGAAACCCCTGCACAACTAAATGCTGTATACAAGGCGGTGCTTGGTCTAACCATTCTAAATTCTCGTTTAAAGGGCTTGCTTCTAAACGTTCTAAAGCACTAGAACTAAGCTCTAGTTCTTTTGCATAATCTAAGAATTCTTGCGGGGTCATTGCTGCCCCATCACTGCCATAGGCGTATCGAGTAGAGTTTTCTCCACCAAAATAAGGCATGTTAAGTGTGCTGCCTCTATCGCCACGGTCTAACAGTAACTGTGTTTGTTTAGGAAAGATCTCTGTCTGTCCGTACCCTATCGCAGCAGCTACCTGTCTTAGTTTTCTTTGTAGCATGGACGCAGTTACCGGCTCAGATAAAAATATGTAGAGATGTGCTCCACCACTTTTACTACGGCACAATATTAATGGTAGTTTTTGCTTAGCTATCTTGATCGCTAGATCTTTTAGATCTATGTGATACTCATCAACGTCTATAGCTCCCCAAACGCAATTGTTATTTTCATCAATAGCTACGAGACCTACGCTTTGATGACCAGACAAGTGGTCTTCCCATAACTTCAATAAGTCGTTATCGGATAACTCCTTAGATATAGTAATGTTTTTACCACTTGCCTTTCCATCTTCCCTCGTTTCATTGTTAGCTGTGAAAGTCCCATACGCTTGACGTAAACCAGCATAGCGTACAGCAAAGTCCTCTGCTAACGACATACAGTATCTCCTTTTTAGATAATGTCGTTAGTAGTATCATTTTGCTGTTCTTGCTTTACCTCAACGTTTCCAGACCTAGCTGCAGACATAAAGTCTCTAGCTATCAAAGCATTACTTATTTCTGTTGGCCCTTCTTGGTTAATACTGTAAGAGTTCCAACTACCTTTGTCATTAGACATTACGGTTGAGGTTAGCCTGTAGGTAAATGCAAACATCGGGGCTTCTACCGAATCCCCCTTAGAGTTTTGTACCCTAGCCATTCTTAACATCGTTAGCCATTTTCTAGCAACACCTAACTGTGTAGAGGTGAGAGCAAGAACTGCTTGCTGAGGAGCACCTTCAGAAACTATAAGCACGAAAAACTGAGCTGTTTCTACAATCTCATTACCCGCTGGAGTGTAGTTCCTTCTGTTTTCTGGGTCTCTTGTACAGGTAGTCAAGATAGAAATATCATGGTTAGCATTAACAAGTCCACCACCCTTTTCTCTGGGAATCCACTCAATATACTTCTTATTATAGGCACAGGGAACTATCAAGATTCCTTTCTCTCCGTTATAGGCATCTCCTGTAACCGTATTATAAAGGTCTCCTGAACTAGCGTTTTCCACATAGCTTCCATGTTGTTTTTGTAGTTGAGGTGATAGAGGTTGTAAAACCCTAATGAAAGGTATTGCGAAATCCTCTGCGGTTGTTTCCTCTAACCCGGTGCCACCTGATAATAAATCATCATTAAATGAGGTTAGTGCTGTAGTCTTAGAGTGAGCTACTTCCTTTTTATCTTCTGCCATGGTGTTAATCCTTCTTAATTATAGCTTTAGTACCTATGTAGATACCAAAAGGCTCTGTTGGTATGTCATTCCCCGAAGTAAACTGCTCTTTAATAAAAGCTCTTAGTGTGCTTGGGTGAATGCTCTGACGTACCTCTGGTGATAGTCCTCTGGACTGTAAAGCTGAAACAGTTTGGTTAACTACCTCAGTTTCTTCACGTCCAAACTTTAAAAGAACTTCATTCTTTATGAGTCCTTCATGTCCATTAGACACTAACCATTCATACGCTTTTTCTTGGTTTGCTTTAGAGATGTGAGCCTTATAAAACTCATTAATAGAGATTTTCTCCCCCGTACTGAGCGTTATTTGAGTGAGCCCTGCAGCTTGCATTGCGTCAGGTAACTCTTGCTCCGAAGTCAAACGAAGCTCTTCTTTTTTAGCTTTTAAATTAGCTTCTAACTCTGACACCTGTAGGGCGAGTTCTAACTGTTTATTAGCTAAACCTGAAACTACAGAGAGTTCTCCATCAGTAACATCATTAGTCCACTCTTGAACATCTTTTGTACCGACTAAGTCTTCAAAGGTTGGTTTCTTCTGATCCATCTATTTCTCCTTTCTTATGTAAATCAATATCAACAGGGTAATACATACCCTCTTGCCTATCCCATTTCAATATACTATAGCTACCTCTATTATAAAATGCAGCGATAGAACACGCCACTCCTATAGCAGCAGGATCCCCTATCAGTAATAGGTAATCCCCTGTCTTATAGTCGTGTAGAATACTTTTCATTCTGCGAACTGAGGGAGATGCACTTAGCATAATTTGTGCATTAGAAGGTAACAGAACTTCAAAATCACCATACTGCCTAGCAGAAGCGATATTTCGTCCGGGAACCTCCTGTACGACATAGACTGTCACTATTTTCTCCTTTCTTATTTCTTATTTCTAGTAAATAAATTTTATATATGAGTAAGGACAAAGTAAAGCCCTATTGCCGATATGTGTTTTTTTAACTAAAAAAAGTTTTCTAAAAAAGTTTTCTAAAACTACTAATAACTCTAATAAAGTAATACTGATCCTAACGAAACGTAGAGTCTTAGGGACTATACCAATATTAGAGGGCATGGAAGAACTATTAGTTTGGGCTATAAAACTATTAGTTTGTAATATATAATCTCACTTAGAAATTAGAAAGGGTTAGTATGAAATATAAGTTTAAGACACAGCCATATGAGCATCAGCTCGTGGCATTAACTAAATCCTGGAATCAGCGTGAGTACGCTTACTTCATGGAAATGGGTACTGGAAAGTCTAAAGTACTCATAGATAACATAGCTATTCTCTATGACCGGGGAGGGATTAACGCTGCAATTATTATTGCTCCTAAAGGCGTGTACCGGAACTGGTCTGAAAAAGAGATACCGGCACATATGCCAGACCATGTAGAAAAACAAATAGCGGTCTGGAATCCAGCGCCTAATAAAAAACAGAAGAAAGCATTACTTGATCTATTCGAGGTAACGGCTGACCTAAAGATATTGGTTATTAATGTTGATGCTTTTAGCACTAAGAAGGGAGTAAACTTTGTAGAAAAGTTTATTCTATGTAATGATGTACTAATGGCGGTTGATGAATCAACCACTATTAAAAACCCCAAAGCCCAACGCACTAAGAACCTCTTAAAGCTTGGGATTAATACCAAGTTTCGTAGGATTCTAACGGGCTTTCCTGTTACTCAGTCTCCTTTAGATTTATATAGTCAAAGTGCTTTTCTATCTAAGAAACTATTAGGTTACGATTCTTTCTACTCTTTTCAAAACCGTTATGCAAAACTTTTTAATAGAAAGATGGGGCAAAGAACCTTTAGACAAGTTACGGGGTATCAAAACCTAGGAGAATTAACTACTCGACTTGGTAATTTTTCTTACAGAGTGCTGAAGAAAGAATGCTTAGACCTCCCTGATAAGGTGTATCAAAAAAGAGAAGTCCCACTAACACCTGAACAGAAAAAGGTTTATAAGGAACTAAAAGACTATGCAATGGCTGAACTAGAGTCTAAAGAAATGGTCAGCGTTACTTCTATCCTTACTCAGATACTAAGATTACATCAAGTAGTTTGTGGGTTTGTAAAGCATGATAACAACGAAGAAGTGGAGATTAAAAACAATCGGTTAGATGCTTTACTAGATGTCCTAGCAGAAACACAAGGTAAAACAATCATTTGGGCGAACTATCGTTACGATATTAGACGCATACTAAAGACGCTGCAAAACACAGTAGGTACTGAGAACGTTGCTACTTATTATGGGGATACGCCTGATGAAGAAAGACAGAAAGTAATTACCAAGTTCCAAGACCCTGATTCAAACTTACAATACCTAGTTAGCAATGTGCAAACAGGTGGGTACGGTATCACATTAACACAAGCTAGTAATGTTATCTATTATTCTAACAACTATGACTTAGAGAAACGTCTACAGTCCGAGGATCGTGCTCATCGAATAGGACAAACTAATAAAGTTACCTACATAGATCTTGTTTCTAAAGGCACTGTTGATGAAAAGATTGTAAAAGCTCTGCGCAATAAGTTAGACCTAGCCCAAGAAGTCTTGGGTGACGAAAAATGGAAAGACTGGATAAGTTAAGACCTTCTATGTCTCATCATACGGGATAATGCTCTGTCTCTATCAGACATTGCACGGCCTGTTTGACCTTGAGTTACATCTCTATCAGACATTTCCCTACCTTTTTGCAAATTATCCATGATCATTTGTCTTAGTATATCGGAATCTGCCCCTTCTAATCGACTAAGTATGTCATTTGTCATGTCTATTGTACCGCCCATATCACGATACAGCGGTCCACCGCCTCTTCTCATGAGAGGTTTACCATAGGCTGCTTGCATAGGTGGTTCACCCATTCCTCCATCCATTGGTGGTTGCTCAACACTAGAGATTAGCATAGCTTTAGCCGTATCTAAAACAGCAATAGCAGCCCCTACGTCTCCTTGTGCTCTACCTACCACTGCTTCGGCTAACATAGCAGAATCCTGCTCTATATCCATTCCAGGGTCTTCCCCCATTGGAGGTGCTCCCGCTGCTGCCATCTCTCCCATTCCAGGAGGAGGCCCACCCATTGGCGGTCCAGGAGGAGGTCCACCCATTCCAGGAGGAGGTCCACCCATTGGCGGTCTAGGAGGAGGCCCAGCCATTCCAGGAGGAGGTCCACCTCTTGGAGGCATAGGAGGCGCGTTTGCTGTACCGCCCTGAGTTCTTATATTCATTAGATCTTCTATGCCAGCCATTGCTATCTCCTTGGTCGGAATCCGCTTTGGAATACCTGTGTCGTTAGTGTATCACCTTGCCCATTCATCGGCAACATTGAAATACCTTGGTTTAAAACATCATTAAAATCTGAAACTTGACTTCCTTGAATCGGAGTTATTTCCCCCATTGGAGGTTGTCCAAACTGTCCGGGAGTTATATTCCTTGTTAAAGGGGTTGCTCCACTAGCTGTTGAATAAGGTGTGTAGGGGTTTTTAACTGGTCGTCCTGTGTAATAGTTTATTGGCCCGTCATAGGGATCGTCAATAATTATGTCATCTGGTGGAGGCTGTGTCGGAGGTGGTGGCGTACTAGGAGCAACAAAATCTGACACAGTTCCCCCTAAGTAATTACCTTTTGTTTGTCCTCCTAGAGAGGTGAAAGGTAGAGGTGTCGCCACTGGTGCAGGAGCATAAGATTGATCCATCGTTGTATCTGGCCAAGCCTCCGTGTACGGGTTAGCTGGTGGAGGCTCCATTACTGAAGGCGTAGAAGCTACTGGTGGAGGCTCCATTACTGAACTATAAGCATTCAAATCGTCTCTATAATCCATACCTTCTTCTGCGCCATAATCAGACCTTTTAGGTCTCGCGCTAATGGGGGAAGGCTGCATTACAGGAGGTAGCTCGGTTGGCCTCCCGACAACGGGTGGAGTCGTTAGTGGAGAAGGTTGCCCCATTGCATCAAGCTCAGCTTGCAATTGATCTGCCATAGCTTGTTCTTCTGCGTTTGGGCCTCTAGTTCCTTTCGTCAACATATCTATTCGATTTTGTATTTGCTGCGCTTTACTTGTTGGTATTGAATTAATCCCCAGAGGAACAGCGGGTACATTCGATAAAGTAGATATCTCAGGAAGGGAAGCTATTCCTTGTTCTATTTCAGTTGCTTGAGTATCTTTAAAATCAGCAACATCTGCTTCATATTGGTCAGTAGCTGCACTAGCGGCTTGGTTAGCCTCTTGCCTTGCTTGCCATGCCCTTAACGCATCTCTATACTCAATATGACCTCCATCGTCACTAGAGCCAAAATCACTTCTTCTTGGTCTAAATTGCATTTAATCAGGCTCCGCCATAGCTAATTCTAATACTCTTTGAGGTATTTCTCGTATTGTTTGAGGCGTTTCCGCAACGATCCCCACAAACTCTTCAAAAGTTCCTTCAGTTGGTCTTTGTAATTTATCCTCTGTGTCATAATATTTCAGTTCATTAGCCATATCTTGAGCTGCAACTGAATAATGAGCCGTTAAATATCTTATAAAGTTTTGCTTACTCACTCTATTTCGTGCGAATGCTATTGATCGATTAAATAGTTCTTCATCTAATAACATATGGCCTATAAAATTACGTGCACGTTCAGCCGATTTATTTGTAAGAGCTGTTGCCCTTCTACCCATTTGTGTTAATGGACCTATTACCATTCTTTGTAAAAAACGAGCGCCGAGTAGGGGAGTAGCTAGATCTTGTCCAAGACCCTGACTAAATGCTCCTAGGGGATCTGACGCCATATTTCTTTGAACTAAACCATTTAAGACTTCTAAATTTTTTAAAAACTCTGGCGCTGTTTCATCACCTAATAACGGTGCCATAAAATTCTCAAAAGTTAATTTTGGACCTGTAATTTCAGCAGGCCCGAAACCTTCATTAATTAATCTATCTAAACCGAGAACATCTAGCTCAAAGCCTCCCCCTTTCCTTGACTTTATTATATCTTGGAATATAAATCTCTTAGTAACTTGAGAAATTTGTTCTCGCAGCTCTGGGCTATCTTTTACTATATCCATAAGATTTTCAATATCTTGTAGAATTCTTCCAGACTGTAGGGATTCTTTGCTTGTAGTTAAAATATTTTCAAGAATATTAGTTATTCCAGGATCATTTATATTTCCCGCTAAACCAAAACGATTTTTTATTAGTTGTATCGTTTCTTCTGTTCTTTGTAGTTTGTTAATAACTTCTTCTTGAAATCGTTGTGGACCTCCACCGAACCACTGTGCGTATTTTTCTTCACCAAAAACAGATTTTAAAACTCCTTCATGCTCTTTTACAAAATTTCTAAAATTCCTAGCTATTTGTATGGGAGTTGAGTCAGGGGCGTCTAACACCACTCTTTGTATATAGGCTGCAAGTCCTTCTTGTAACGGTTGTATTTCATCAGAACCTTCCTGTTTTAATATGGTCATTAATTGATCAACAGGAGTATTTATTGCGCTGCCTGTAGCGGAAGTGTTAAACAAGTAATCAGCAACTCGTTCAGGGCGCTCTTGTTGTAACAAAGAACGAATTGCTTGAGCATTGCCCAGTTCATATGCTCGTTTTTGACTAGTCCATGCCGCTTCTATGTCAGCTCCCCATGCATTTTCTGTCATCCAGTCGTCTAATTTAGTTTTGCTAGTTAGTGGTATTCCTGAAGCTTCAGAAGCACTTTCCCTCACTAATTGCGACATTTGCTGTTCTAGTCCACGCTCTAGATCTCGTGCTGCCTCACGCGTAGCGTTTTGCCCTTTAGGAAGATTACTGGCAAAATCATTTAAAGCTACCCTAGCATCGTTTAATTCTACCAAACTAAAATTAGGTGATTCAAAACCTTTTTCTCCTATACCTCGTAATCGCCTAAGAGTATTTTGGGCTCCTCGTGGAATAAGACTAAATAACCCTCTAACTGCGTCATCTGCATCTTGAGCACGGAAAATAGTATCAGCGTTTCCTTTTCTCAGGTTTAACCAGTTTTGAGTTGGTTTTCTTGTAAATCCCGCACCTGTAAATGTATCTGCGTAAAGAGGATTTCTTAAAGCAGCATTCCAAGCTTCAGTATGGGGCCGTATATATTCATTTCTTATTTCTCTAATTCTAGATTGTGCTCTTGGAAGCAACTCCCCACTAGCCTTTTCATCTACTACATCTCTAAGCACATTTCCAGCAGCAGCTGCATCTGTTCCTTGCCCTCCAACTTGCGTTCTTACTTTATCAAGCATTCCTTCCATTTGATTAGTAAAATTGTCAACTTCTTTTTGACCTAACGCTAGAAGCCCTTCTGAGAGTTCAGCACTTGTTACATCATCAATTCCACTGATAGATGGTCCAACCTTTTCCCGCAATGTTTCTATAAACTGCTGTTCAACTCTTTGGTTTCCTCTTTTAAGTTCGTTATATAATTGTTTTAATTCAGGGTTATCAGAGTTTCTTAGAAATATTCTTTCTAACTCAGTAGCATCGGGGTGTCCTGATCTTGCTGACAAAAGAGGGTTGTATCCTGGAGGTCTACCTTTTTGATTAAAAATCACTCCATATATATCAGTTAATTCATCAATTTGACTTTGTATTTGTTGAACAGATACAGGATCTCCATAAACCACCCCAGGAATATTTGCATTACTAGGATCTCTTGCTGCTACATACGCATCATCTATAGCGGTCCAAAATTCAGCTGGCACGTCTTTTCCGGTAATTAATCTCCAAGCTTTAGGAAGAACTCGTTGGGCAATATCAATAGTGCCTGTTCCCGCAAAAGCTAATGCAGCAATCATTCCAGTTTCCGTTAGAATCTCATCCATAGTTCTATCATGAGCTCCCATGGCTTTTCCTGCAGTTAGTCGTAAAAAGTCTCCTCCCGCAGCACCTACCGCAGAGAGTCCTGACATCCCTAATACCTTTGCTGATTGAGCTACAACACTGCCAGTCAGTCCAAGTGGTGTTCCAAATTTTTGATACCCATAAGCAGTAAGAACTATATCCCCTGCTGCTGCAGGAAACTCCTGCAGTAAAAAGTCATAGATATCTTCATCCGTAAGATAAGGCGTATCTATTAATTCCACATTTTTTACATCTACGTTTTCTTGCCCTTCACGTACAAAACCAATTCCATAACTAGGATCATTTGGTCTAAGATAAATATACTCTCCTTCTCCGATCCCGCTAACACCTTCTGCGGCCTTCTCAACATCTCCTATTGTTGAATTACGGGGACTAAGGGAGCGTCTAATTCTAAAAAGATTACGATCTGCAAAATTATCAATTTTTAATTGATTTGTAGGATCAAACCCCATAGCAGCTAGTTCTTGCGCTCTTTCTAAACCAAAAGGAGCGACAGGTCGATCAGAAAATCTTCCTATCCCCTCCATCGCATTAATAATAGCAAGAGGGTCTGTCTGTTCACGAGGATTTTCAAAAAGTCTTAATGCTTCTGCATATTCAGGATGAATTTCAGCTACGTTATAGTCCCTTGGAGGTCTGTTATATATAGATATTCTATTTTCTAGTACATTCTGAATAGCGTTTTCCATAGTTGATATTTGTTCGTCATTAAATAATTCTGCTCGTTTTTCTCTAAGCAAAGAATTACCTCTATGACCTACCTGTAACAGTTCTGGCATCGATATCGTATCCCCCCAAGTAGTGTTGGGATTATTTGGTAAGGGCGTATCAAACATTCTTCCGGCCACCGCTTGCCTAGTGGCTCTGTAATCTTCTAGGGCTGAACCATCTTCTATTTGTTCTTCAGTATAAATAGCCATAATCTAAGGTATAGCAATATTCCCAAGGTCATCAAATTCTGAGTCCATTAACTGTTGCGGGGTTGTAGCTCCCCCTGTTCCTATATTTCCTCCTGGAGCACTACGAAAAGGGTCATATGCGTTTTCAGGTCTTATATGTCCTGATTGTAAATCTTCTCCTGCCCAACGTTGAACAGCAGGCATATATCTATAACGTTCTAAAAACCTTCTATATTCCCAGTTTCCCATCTCTGTTGAAGACCAATCATGAACCAGCTGTCCTTCTTCATTTTTTATAGTAGGTGGAATCCAATATGAAGAGAGTGTCGAAGTGTAAGCTGGATCTTCTTTACCTGTTTGTCTATTTATTACAGGGAAATATCCTGAAGCTATTCTATTTAGAGAAAGACCTCCCTGAGTTCTATTATCATGTTGTCGAATTATGCTATCCACAAAACCCAATAAATTATCTTTAGCTGTTTGTGGACTATCAGTACTACCAAAACCCACCATATCTAAATGATAAGCTAAATCTCTATCAGATAAAGTTCTGCCCGTTTGTCCATTAGCTGCTGCTGCCATATAAGCCAGCTGTAACATAGCTCCTCTAGTTCTTACATTTCCATATGCAGCATCACCTAGTAAGTCTCTAAAATTAATACTTTTACCTGTACTGGTTGTAAGGTCTTGGTTATCGTTTTCGAAACGAGATAAAGCATTTTCTAAAGCCTCCCGACTTCCGCTTTGTAAGGCTTCGAATATTCGCCTAGCCCCTTCACCACTATCACTTTGATCTCCAAAAGTCATATAACTGTAGATTGTATCTAAGTTTGCTGTTAAGCTATTACCCATATTTGCAAAAGCAGTAGCTGCCGAGATTGGGTTGTTTACGGGATCTGCAATACCCCGATCAAAGGCATATATAACTTCGTTTGATAATTCTAGTGTTGCTAACAATGCTTGATCACCAGCAACCGCCTCTACGTCTAATTCATCTAATTGAACTTGACGATCACTTCTTAAAGTTTTTGACAAAGGTTCTGTTGGTACGTGTCTTTGTTCTATCCAATTTCCTTCCAAATCTCTTATATTAGCGTACCCTGTTTTATCATCGTTCATTACATAGACTTCACCTCTAGGGTCAACAAAAGCAGGTCGAACATCAGGAACACCAACAGCAGCTGCATTTGCATCTTCATACACCTTAGATTGCAAGTTGTCTACTTCTTCAAGGGATTTATTTAAATACGTTGTTCTATTCGTTGCCTGAGCTAACCTAGCCGCTTCTCGAGCTTTTCTAATATCACTATAAGTTCTAGCATAGTCATCTGCTCCTCTACCCATTCCACTAGCAACAACAAGATTTGCGATTTCATCTAAGCCAAAACCATCCGCTTCTTCACGTCCACCATAAAGAGCATACGCATTTGCTAAGGCTTCTTGTCTTCTATTATGTAACACATCCTGCAAAAGCAGAGGAGCCCCTTCTTCTGCTTCTCTAAACCCTTCTTCACCTATACTTGTTAAATATTCATCTGCGCTCATTCGCTCAGGTTCATCTTCAAATAGCCCCATAATACCCTCAGTAACTAAAGGCATAAAAGGAGCGATTGTTTCTAGTGTGGTTGGTTCAGGCTCTCTTTGTCGAGGGTTAAAGTTAGGTGTAGGAAACCTCATTTGTGAGGCAGGCATTTGTACAGCAGTAATTCCACCACCTTCTGGACTACTAAACGTTGGAAAAGGAGTATAAGCCATGTTAATCCTCTAAACCAGAATAATCATAAGCTGCTGGAATTCCAAACCCTCCTCCAGGAGGAGGACTTACAGAACCATAAGCGGGTGGGTTAGGGTTATTGAGTTGTGGTTGCGCCCCTTGCGGTTGCATCATACCAGGACCAATCGGCCCTTGTGGTGAATAGTTAACGTTTCCTGTAGGGCTGCCGCCTGCATATCCAAAACCCCCTGCCATTGGTCCAAGAGAGGCTGTCAACGCTCCAACATTCTGTAGCGTCTGCATAGGTAAGTTGTACTGACCAGTAAAGTTCTGATAGTTTAAGTCCATTAGAGACTGAGCTCTACCTCTACCTAGTCCCCCCATGCCCATTTGTGACTGAATATCAGCTTGCTGTAATTGTTGTAAAGCAGGAGCCATAGCGCCATAAGCACCTCCTAACCCTGCTAAACCTTGACCGCCTCCTAACCCCATTCCGTAGATGTTTTGTCCTAGTTGTTGTTGTAAACCCGATAACCCTCCAAGTCTTCCCATTCTAGACTCAAAAGCTTGTTGTGCTCTATTAGCTGCGTCTTGATAACCAGCCCCACGGATAGCTCCTATTTGTTCTGCAGCTCCTCGGGCGGTATTTTCTGCTAATTCATCTCGCCTCATTCTTGACCTAGAACCACCGAAAGCGCCTGCACTAACTGCTTCGTCTCTAAGGGCCATATCACCTTTCGATAATCCTTCTCTAACATCTTTTAGTGTTTGTTGAACTACGTCTTCTTCAAAAGGATTATAAAAACTTCCTATACCTCTAGGGTCAAATCCTGCAGTAGAACCGTATCCTGTTGCTTCGGACCTGCCTAATAAATTTTGTCCTAACCGCTGTCCAGTTCTAACGCTTCTACCGGCCTCATCTAATAACCCTGCCTGTTGGCCCAGATAAGGTCTATAACTGCCAATCGCCTGATCAGCAAGTTGCATACCGTATTGCTCTCTTGGGTCAAAATCTGCAACTCGTTGGCCTGTGTAAGTGAACGGACTAGAATCCGCCTCCCCGTAATTTTGGAATTGTTGTTGTAGAAACTGTTGTGCAAAAGGAAATATATCCTTCTGCAAAAACTGTCCTATATAGGGGGCGGGGGCTTGACTGGAATATTCTTGGTCTTCTCTACTAGCCATATCGCTTATTTCCCATTTCGTTAAAAGCGTTTAATCGTGCTATCCCTTGTGCATGGCTTCCGTCGCCTGCTGCATCAACCGCTGCTTTAGATAACATATACTCGCCATTACTAGCCATAACTGGTATTAGATCATCCTTTGAACCTCCTGGACCGTACATAGCGCCCCCAGAAGGCATAAACATTGGTCTTTTTAAGACCGAACCTCCGTCAGCAAAAGAAACGGAAGACCCACCAACAGGTTTTATATCTAACGCTGCTCTTCTTCTGTTTGCATTTCCAGGAAGTGTTTGAGTTTTAACCATGCTTCCCCTCGGTTCTTCATCGTCACCAAGAAGTCTATTGAAAATAGAAGTGCCTATACTACCTAAACCACTATAGATTGCATTTTGGAGCATAGGGTCTTGCTCACTTATCCAATCTTGCACATTAAATAGTGTGTTTTGTAATGGAGAAGCTTCTAATTCAGGATCATGGAAAAGACTTGGGGTGGGAGTTACTTGAGACTCCTCTTCAAAACGTGCCATTGACTCTTCAAATAAATCAGCAGGGTCGGGTTGTTCCATTTCCGTAAAATCTACATCAAGAACGCCTGAAGTTATTTCAGGTCTTTCGGGTATATCTTTTAGTGATAAAAGCCCACCGGTAGCCCTGTTTAAATACCCCCCTAAATACATCCCTACTATTCCTTGTTCATTTAAGGTGTTAGGATCTATTCCTGCTTCAGCTAACGCTTGTAAAATATACTCTGCTTCTCCCGAAGATTCAGGTTCAATCATGTCCTCTACGCTAAATTCCCCAAAGTCTTGGACTTGACTTCCTTCGACAGGGTTTACTTCCATGACAGGGCCAGCAGTTACTGAAGGCGTGGTTCCTGGAGGAATTACTGGTTTCTGCTCCGGAGGAGGACTAATTTTATCACTTATAGCTTTGCTGGCTACATTAGCAGCAACAGTAGCAAGAACTAAGGTAAATGGATCCACTAAAACCCACTCCTAACTTTTTGCTTTTTTCCTTTAGACGTATAGATATAGAAGTTAGAACGACTTCCTTTTTTCTTCAGATAGGTCTTTTTATCAACACCAACCATTGTTTCTCCAGCGTGTTTACACGTGTTTGCGAGTTAGAGTTAACTTCGTAACTGCAGCACAATGGCTGATTTATGATTATATATCAAAAAGTGTATACCTTTAAAGGTTTTTCTTTTCCCTTTACATACATTGGCTCAAGTTGCCTTAGCTGATATCCGCACAAACTTTCAGTGCTTTCTCCGATCAATACATCGGTCCCTGCTTCTTTTGTCCCACTTTCTAAGCGAGCTGCTGTGTTGACTGCATCACCAATCGCAGTATAATCAAATCTTGTATCGCTTCCCATATTGCCAATCACCGCTTCTCCTGTATTCACACCAATACCTATGGCAATAGGAGGCAACCCTTTAGCTTGTAGTTCTATGTTTAAATCAACCATGTTTTGCCAAATGTCTTTAGCACAGGTTACTGCTATATTGGGATGATTTACTAGGTCTATTGGTGCATTGAATATTGCCATCATTGCGTCTCCAATATACTTGTCGACCATGCCTCCGTGCTTTTGCACAGCTGCCTGTTGTGCAGTAAGAGCTCTATTCATGATATAAGTCACTTGTTCAGGTGGTAAGCTTTCTGACATAGAAGTAAATCCTCTAACATCAGTGAACAAGAAAGTAGCCGTTTTCTTTTCTCCCCCTAGTTTTAATAAATCAGGGTTATCCTGCAAACGTTTTACCTGTCTAGGGTCTAGGTAGTGCTCAAACTGTTTCTTTATCTGCTGCCGTAGTAAGTACTGTTCCCTAAAGTTAAACCAGAACTGTTCCCCGGATAACAACAACAACGACACCCCAGACCACGTTACATCAATTAATTGATTATTACGAATAAAATATAAGCCCAATAGCACCAAACCACTCAACATCCCACCTACAAAAACAGCTGACCAAACTACGCTACACCTACGGAGAACTAAAACAGTAGTAATACAAAGAGATAGTAGAATTAATAGTTCATACAATAACCGGTTCGCAGGAATACTAGGGCTATCAGGTAAGAGTAAGCTCTCAGCTAAAGCAGCTTGTATATAGTGGGGGTTTAATAAACCAGCAGGCGTAGCCAACTGTGGCATTATGCCTGCAGCACTTGTTCCTACAAAAACAAACTTACCTTCTACCTGTGGGTCTTGGTACGAAACTGTAGGGGTATCCACCCAAGAGACCCACTTTCGTCCAAACCTATCTGTAGGAATTACCCCAAGTGCCGGTATTCTAAGGCTTTCAATGCCTCCTTCATTAGTCCGTATTTGGTAAGTTCCTTCCCCTGTAAGAGCTTTTAACACTTGAGTAGCAAAAGAAGCAACCCAACCGTCAGGAGCTCGAGAAATAAGAGGAATCTGTCGTATAAGGTTATCTACATCAGTAGGAGCAGAAACAGCCCCCTGTAAAGCGGCCTCAGTTAGTTGCTCTATGTTTAAAATAAACCCATTTGCAGGGCTATAGTTAACAGGATCTTCGCCAAGAATAACCGTTCCATGTGGTGGAGGATATTGTTCATTAGAAAACTCAGGCATAGCTAATACATTAATTCCCTGAGTTAGGCTTGTAGCAAAAGCTTCATCCCCACCAAAACGATCTGGTTGAGGGAATAAAACTACCCAACCTACTCCCAGAGCACCTCGAGCCATAAGCTCATTTTGTAATGTAGCTAAGGTTTGGCGGGGGAAAGGCCAACCTCCTTCTCTTGCTATATCTTCTTCAGTTATATCAAGAACTACAAAATGCCCGGATGGAGTAGGTTGAGTAATAAACGCATCAAATGTTTTAAGTCGGAGCACCTCTAATGCAGACCAGTTTAACAACAAAGGCAAAGCTAAGGCTGCACCAGTAAGTAACCCAACTTTTGTACCTAATTTCATTGATCAAATTGATTAATTGTTACAGTTTTGTTACAGCTTGAAGTGCAATCAAACGTTACTGTGTAGTTCTTTACGTCGGTTCCGGTTTGCGTTGCATTTACAGTGTAGTTCCCTTGCTTAACAAGGATATTGCCAACGTGTGCACCGTCACCACTTTGCGTTAAGTTGACCGTGGAGTTGTCAGCAGGATTATTCCTGAATTCAATATCCCCATCTTTTGCTCCACTACCGCTCTGCGTAATGGTCGCATCATTGTTATTACAATTTCCACAAGACTTAATGTAAGCATTGTGGTTTCCAGAACCTGATTGCGTAGCAGTCCATGTGCTGTCATCCCCAAAGGCATAGAATTTGGCATAGTGATTTCCGCTCCCGGTCTGACTGATTGTATACACGTTATCATCCCCAGACATGTATATCTCACCATGGTTATCACTGCCTGTTTGAGTAACGATCATTTCATTTGAGTCCTGATCTGCATCTATGTAGCCAGTATTGTCATTTCCCGTTTGTGTAATCGTATATTCATTAGACTGATGGTTCGTATATTGAGAATAGGCTTTAGCCAGATTGTCATCACCGTTCTGGTCAATATCAATGGTGGCACTGCTACAGGTATGAGTCGTATAAGTTCCGTTAGAGAGTCCACACCAGACACGCGCCGTATTGCCGGTTCCTATTTGGTCAATATAGATACTGGTATTTGTCCCTTTGGTATCTATCTCCACAGAATTGTTAGCGGCAAAAACAGGAAGACTAATTAGACTGATTAATGTATATCGCACTGTCCCCTCCTCCGTTTATTTCTGCTTGTATTTTTACCCCCGCAGTCATAATATCGATTTTATAAGGCGAAGCTTTGTCCAATTCTAGATCAATCGTGTTCTCTACTTCTCGGACAAAGAACAAACTAGCCCCATCGGTAAACGTATAGACTTGTAATTCCTGATCAAACCCTGCAACTACTCCTTCGATTTGCACTCCATCAAGCTCATAAACTTTCGCGTCTTTTCTAGAATCAGATATTTGAACTAAAAGATCTCCTAAAAAATCCGCAGCTAAAAGATCAATATCCAACCTGCCCATATCTTCTTCGAGTGCATCTTCATCAAGTTCATTCTCATCTAGCTCCGTTTCTTCTAGAAGATCAACGTCCAATATATTGCTAGGACTACTTGCTTGTTCCTCTACAGCCTGTTCTATTTCATCTGGGGGATTTACTATAAGTAGGTTATCTATAAAACCCAAAGTCATTCCCTGTAGTAAAACAGGAGGCGTAGGGGGAGTTTCTGACACACTAACCATGGTAGCTTGAAAAGGCTCGTTCATGACCACTACCCCTGCTTGAGTAGTCACGGTTATTTCACCACTAGACGTGCCATCAGCTTGAGGCAATAGAATAACTAAAGACCTTCCTAGCTCATCAACCGTTGTCGTAAAATCCGTTCCACGAATCGCAATCGTAGCACTTGGAGTTCGAATAGAAATGTTTTCTCTATTTATTCTACCCAACGCTCCCGTAACAAAACGCGCTGTACCACTAACCATTTCAAGAGCCATTCGGCTTTGGCTCGGATCTGGGTCAAAGATGTATTCGTCGATAATAACTTTAGAGTGTTCAGTAAGCCTAACAATAGAAGAATCAAGAAACTCAATACCGATACGACCGTTACCAGTACGGACATCATCGTAACTAAGGATGTCTAAATTAGCTTCTGCTGATATGCTGCTGGATTCGCTATCCCGTAAAACTTCTCCATTACCCCTTAGCTCAGTGATTAAACCAACTTGAGCTTGTGTAACAAGGGGTAGAAACGCTAACAACCAGAAGTACATTGATCTATGTCAATCACGCCGCCTGTCGTAATAGCAATAATATCAACGACTCCGCTTACGCTACCTGTTGAATTAGTTTGGTCGATGTCAATATTGTTCGTTGATCCTGTTATATCTGCCGTGATTGAATGCGACTGGTTTCCGGTTTGTGTCGTATCAATATCATTACTCGAGCCATCTACGTCCCAATTATTTACCGCAGAAACTACCTCTGAGGTGATGTTTAGGTCATTACTTGTACCGGTAATTACTACATCGGTGTTCCCGCTGGTGGATGAAGCAGCTCCGCCCTGTACGTAGGTAAGCGCGTTGCTATCCCCGGTTGCACCAAAATCGAAATCTGTTCCTTGTACATCACCAGTTCCGCCTAGAGTGAGGCTCTGGGTATTACTATCCCCTGTGCTTCTCAGCGTAAAACTTGTTGAATTTCCTTGCGCTACGCTACCAGTAATAATGTTGTTATCACCTACCTGATCAACATCAACAGTCATAGACGTACCAGCTAAAGAGACCCTAGCGTTTGCCGCTGTGCCGACTCTATTTCCTGAACCAATTTGGTCGATATTCATAGTAAGGGCGGATGACCCACCACTTTGCGTTAAATATATCAATTGGTTACTAGCTGTAGCTGAAATTAAATAGGCGAGTGAATACAACAAAACTAAATAGACGCAACAACTTTTAATCAAGAGCCTCATTTTGCACCTCCTGTGGAGTATAGTCCCACATCTCTTGCTCTATACCTTGACGTACTAGCTCTAAAACCGCTGCTTCGATGGCACTTCTAACAGCATAGGTAGCGGTTTCATTCCTAGCTGTTCCTGCCTCGATCTCTATTAATGCCGTGCCATCCTCCGTAAACCTAAATGTATCAAATCCTGTTGAAGTTGAATAGACTTGCTTAGTAGTAATTACGTTTAAAAGCACCTGTCCCGTCTGTACTAAGACGGCTCTAAGCCCTACTGTGACCTCATCTACTCGGTATTGAGTACTAGTACCTACCCCTAAGTAACGAGCTCCTATACCTCCGCTAATTAGGTTTGTGTCATACCCAATAATTCCTCCGGTTAATAGTATACCAGAAAAGAGTAAAGGTTCTAATTGATTCGGTCCTTCTCCGTCATAAGTGTTTCTTGTTGATATAATCAACTGTCTTTCACGGGTAAGTGATTCTAAATTTCCACGTTCTGCAACTAAAAACCACGTCCCTCTCCCCGCAGACATTAATGCATCAATTAAAAAAGAATCTGCTCCTTGTGTTACAGCTGTAGAAAACAATGCCATGTTATCGGTGGTAGCTCTTTGTCCCGTAAGGTCAAGAAAGTTATAAACGGATACCACAGCCTTTTGCCGTGGCATAGGTAAATTAACAAGTTCTGTAAGAGTTGGTCGCTCTACTCGTGGTTCCGGTGAACAATAGTTAGAAAGAGTGCCGCAACGATAGGGATCAACGCTTACACATCCCGAGACTGTAAGCGCCAGAGCGAATAAGGTTAGAGAGCGCACTCGTCTGTACTACAGATGCCAAATGATCCAACGGGTATGCGTATCTCCGTAATGCCTCCGTCAAGATCCGTCACTAAAAGAACAATCTCTGTACCCGTATTGATAAAACTAATCTGATTGCCTTGTAAATCAAAGACCCCTCCGGAGCCGCCACTCTCGCTATTAAAAAGAGAGTTGGCTAAATCCTGTGAAAGTTGAGCAAAGATACGGCTTTCCAGGTTTCGTACAAACTTAGCTAGTGTTGTGTTTTCTTGTTCTCTAATTACGTCCTCTGCCCTAGACTCAAGGTCTTCTAGAATTCCTTGTTTACGACTCCTTTCTTGTTCATCAATAGTGAGGTAGTGGGCAGACTGGCCCATGCCACTAAACGAGGGGTTACTAAATTGGAAAGTTAAATCAGTCGCTACAGCAGTATTTATAACCATGCCTAGAAAAACGATCGCTGCAACCACGATTAATATTTTAGCTATTAGAGTTTTTTCGTCCTCTCTTTTCTTGAGTTTTTGTTCCGCTTTGCTTAGTTTGCTTAGTTTCTTTTGAGTAGTCATTTTGCGTCTCCTGCTCTTTTACTTGCAATACCGTGTTAACCTTTTGCTGTAATCGAATCATATCTTGATCTAAAAGACGTAATTGATCAGTTAAACGTATAATAGTTCCCTTCATTTCTTGTATAGCTGGATCTATTGTGTTCGTTATAGTTTGCCAAACAAAATAAACGAAATAACCTAACCCTACCACCATCACCACAGGAAAGCCAAACTCTGCTATGAGTTGTGCAATGTCCACTAATCTCTCCTAGCATCGATCTTCCCATCTTCTACAAAATTTTCTGCTCTAGCTATTCTGTCTAGATCAGGAGATAAATTTAACACACTCGAAACGCTAGTATCTATTCGTATTATGTCATTATTCATAATAGAGGCTCTTGTGATTAACATCTTAGTTATGGCTTGAACTGTCTTAATTTCACTAACTAGACCATCCATAAGCTGTTTCATCACTAAAAAGATAAAGTAAGCCATGATTAAAGCACCCGCGATAGGAACACCTACTTCAGAAATTAATGCAAAACCCTGTTCCATACGTTGTCCTCAGTAAAGTTAATAAAGCCCTCTAGGACACCTACAACAAGAACATTATAGGCTTCAGCTTCCTTTTCAGCTTCTTCAAAGGTTTCCGCACAAATACACGGCCCCTCATAAACTGTATCACCCATTCTAAATTCGGTAATAAAAACTTTCATTAATCTTCACCCTTAAACTTTTTAGATTGCCCAGAGGTTCCAGCATAAATCCCAAAGACTGCTGCCATGGCTCCTACTATGATGCTTACCAGACCCGCCTGTTCTAGGTTAGGCTCCTCAAGCGTCATAAACCAAATCACCACCTCATAAAGAAGGTAAATGTATACGCCTACGAATGCCCTTGGGAAAATACGCCACGCATCAATAGTTCTAGCCAGATGTATCCACCGCTGGTATGGGTTTATCCCGATATTATTGGGCGTAACTTCAACTTCTAATTCTACTTTTTTCTTAATAGGTTCTTCCATATTAAGCCTCTACTGGAGTAAACTGACCAAGTTCTATTAGCTTTTCTCTGTTAACTAGATGCTCTGCTTCTATATCATCTTTAGACTGACCAAAATAAGCCACCGCTAAGTAACTGTTTATCATAGCTTGGTTTATATTTACTCCATCAACAATCACATTCCCTAAGACCCTACCAAACTTGCCCCTAGAATCCTTTAATTTTGTTTCTATAATAACTTTTTCACCGTTATCTATCGCTTTCTGTAAAAACGCGGAAGCTAGTTTACCCCTAACTTTTTCATCTTTGTTACGAGTCCTAGACTCAGGGGTGTCAATTCCGTACAAACGAACACGAGAACGATAAAGAATATCAAATCCTAAATCCAGAGTAACATCACAAGTATCGCCATCAACAACTCTGTCTACCGTACAACTATATTCATACATTAGCACTTCCACCTTTTTCTTGCTTGCCGTAGTCTTGACTTAGGATTTTTAGCTGCTTTAGGAAACTTCTTCATTTGCCCTGCTGATCGAGCACAGTAAGACTTTCTCCTTTTTGCTGCCTTGCTTCCTTTTTTAACCTTGCCCGTAACCGCTGTCTTTAACTTAGATCCAGGATTTGCTTTACGATAAGCAGCAACTCCTTTTTTAGTCATTCCCGCCCCTTTCTTAGTGGAACGATAATTTGCTCCCTTCCCCTTAGTGGTGCGTCTTATAGACTTTTCTTTTCTTTTAGCCATTATTTCTTCTTCTTCTTTTTCTTCTTTTTCTTCTTGGCTGTTTTAGCAGAACGTTTAAATGCAGCGGAGGTAGGTGCACCTTTAGCACCTTTTTTACGCATTTTTCTGCCTTCCTTACGTTTTTTATTAATGTTGTAATAAAGACCTTTTTTAACTCTTCTCCCATCTTTAGTAGTGTGATATTTACTACTTTTCTTTTTTGCTGGCATATCACTTGCCTACCTTTCGCATCGCAGATTGATGAGATTCTTTAAAGGTCTTTCCTTGTCTCATCATTTTTTTCATTTGGGACATATGTTTTGAGGTGTGGTGCTTTGAATGTCTTTTCAAGGCTTCCTGTTGCCTTTTAGTTAGTTTCTTAACTTTCTTTTTAGACTTCTTCTTAGGCATATTTTTCCCCTACTCGCCTTGCTTTAGAACTCTATCCTTCAACCTAGTGGCCCTTGCTCCTACTTGAGTTGCCCAACGGCTATCCATCATCTCTACAGCCGCTTTATCCCACTCTTTGTCCTCCATAGCCGCTAAGAATTTTTTAAACTTCAATAGACGTGTAATGCCTAAGTTAAAACACATATTAGCCATAACTCTTTGTAAGTCCTCTGGTAAGTCCTTCCACCACTCCATGTTTCTATCTAAATCGTCTATGACATTTTGTATATCTTTTTCAAAACACTCTTTTATTCTTTCCTCAGAAACAGGAGTATCAACCTTTTGCTCATGTTCATTATCAGTTTCTAAAACTAAATGCCCTATTCCAAATGTTGGATAACCTAAATGGTCAAGATAGATGTTGTTTACGCATCCTTCATCAAGGGTTAGTTCTTCTCTAAGTTTATCTGTATCCATATTACACCTTCATCAGTCAACCACTATTGTTGTATCTCCCCCTGTTGACACACTAATCTTTCCTAATGCAGAAACTCCTTCAACCCCTTTTTCTGAACCTTTATAAAGATCAACCCAACTAGTTCCCGTCCATAGCTGTAATTGTTTAGTGGTCAGATTCCAAATAAGATCGCCTGTATTAAATTGATTTACATTTTTTTGAGTTTCGTTAGTGTTGATAGTAGAACCAACGTCTACCCTGTTTAGACTAAGCTCTAAAACTCTAACAAGTCTATTAAATACTTCTGGAGAAATATCTCCGATAGCTACAGGAAGTTTCGTTTCTAGTAACTTAGCCACTACCGTTTACCGTCAGGTTTTAAATCTATTCGAGTAGCCCCCGCCCTAAAACTCATTCCTGTAACTGTAGTGTCATCATCATTAGATTGAATTCTAAAAACAGCCTGTCTTCCTCTCATTCGTGTATCTATTTTAGTTGTGACTGAAGTACACGAACTGGTAAGCGCGGTTGTTAAACTTTCTCCAGGGAAATTTCTTCTCTTTAATACTAAGTCTAATGTTTGTCCACTAGCCCCTGTATCCGCGTTCCCTATAAATCGAATATCTGGAATGATTTTACTAATAAATTGATAGTCATCCCCTTCGCCTAAATCAAAATCACTAGATTCTATAAAGACATTAGTCATTGCAGAACCGTCATCATCTACACCGTGTTCTTGGTTATATAAATACCCTACATCATCAGTTGACCCCGTTGCTTTAGGATCAGAAAAAATACCCTCATCTATCCAACACGTCCTGGATAGTTCTCCAATCATCCAAAGATTTTCCGTATAATTATAGGTAACATATTTATCAATTACAGTATTGGTTCCTGAACAATAAAACCAACCAACCTCATCAAAGGCTTTATTTACAAAACCAAAAACTTGGTAAGTTTGACCTTGATTTAAATCACTAAAAACATAATCATCCACACTACAGGGAAGTTCCTGAACTTGTCCTGTATACGTATAGAAACCTTTTTTATCCATCCAAAACACACCTTTTGGCGTATTAATCATAGCTTTAGGACCGATTAACCCGACCCCTTCATTAACTAGGTTTATACTGAATGTGAAAGGCTGCCCTACAAAAGTCATCGAATATAACGACGTATCAGTCCAAACTAAGGTTTCTTGTCTAGACCTAACGGCTCCTATAATGGCAGAGCCTGCAGAAAGTCTAAAAGACCCGGCTGTGTTTGTTGGTAATGGTTGCCATTCTTCTGCTTGTTCTTGATCACTCCAAGCAATAAACATAGGGTCTATTGCTCCTGTTCTAGCTGTGCCTGAGTCATTTAAAGGATCTGCACCAAAACATACAACGTGTCTATCTACGTCTGAAACTAAAACCTGTAGTGCGAGAGTGGGAGTTAAATTCGCCCCTGATAAAGAAGATAAAGCTACTGCTCTAGTGCTAGTGCCGCTACTTTCATCCCAGTAAAAAACACCTCCACCTCGTGGGTTTATAAGCAAGTCTTCACCAAAATTATCATGAGTCCATATTCGTAATTGATTTGTGGTTCCCAAAGCAGAAACACTACCCCAAGTGCCTGCTCCGTAAGTGCCTGATCCCCAACCTGTTGAAGCCACATAAACATCAAGACCTACGTTTAGCTGATAAGAACCATCAACTCCAGAGCCACCATTACCGGAATCACTACTATTGGCTGTTACCGTATCACCATCAGTGTCTTTTGCCGTAAAAGTGTACGTATTAGTTGTTATTGAAGTTATTTGATATTCTTGGTTTAAAACAGCGGCTGTTACTACTCCCCCTAACGATACTGCACCTGAAATAGTCACAAAATCATCTATAACTGCCCCGTGGCTTGAATCTGTTGCAGTAATGGTAGAAGACCCATTTGTAGCTGCAAACGTTATACCGTCAGTTGTTGTAGCTCTAATAGGAGTAATGTCATTAAAAACGTTACCTTCTAGGACATAATACTTCCAAGTAGCGCCTAACCCAAGATACTTAGTGCCGTCTAAATCAACCCAAGCATGAAGTGCTCTACCTGTTGACTTAAAAGAATTGACAGTTGCCTTAACCCAACCACCTATTTTTTCTGGTAATCCTTTACGAAACCGTACTAAATTACTGTTAAACCAGCCTCCTTCATTAGCGTAGGCTGTTGTTTCTTTATTGATTCCTGGTTTAAATAAAAGCTTTTGTAAGGGCATTTCACCTCCCTATACGAAATATTTGGTTAAAATAATGGATCCTAATATAAAAGGATATACCCCCCAAAGAAGACGCTCTAATTTCTTAAATTTTTCAGAACCTTCATCCAACCTCTTTTCAATATAAAGATAACGCAAAGCACATTCTCTTTCATGTGCATTAATCTCTGCTAATGGGTCTTTTCCGTTAGACATTTTAATCAGCTTAAGCTACATCCCAACAATTTAAATTAGAGGCAACTGTCCTTCTTTCTCCATCGCCCTTAAACGGATAGACCATGTGCTGAAGCCAGCTTGGAAAAACTAAGAGCTTTCCCACCTCTGGTTGCATAACAAAAGACTGTGGAGGTCTTAATCTATCCACATCAATTAA